CATGCATCTACCTGATCCGAATAATGCACAAGCAGGTTTTGTTTCGGTTGTGGTAGGCGCAGGAGCAGCTTGGTTTGGGCTGTATGTCAATGGTGGAAGATCACGAGTTGAGGTTTCATCTAAAGTTGAGCAAAGGGAGAATATATGATGTGGGGAAGAGTTATGGCATTCTTTGCAAATAAAGGCGAAGGAACTAAATGGGATTTAGATTATGGTAAATTAATTATCATAGGTCTATGTATATATATTGCAATCGCTGTAAGTGGTTGTCATCTAACAGGGGCGTAAGGAAGATATAAATGATTATACCGTGTTCAGTATGTAGAAGTTATAAAGAGTGCGAAAAGCACAAAAGATGTT